TCGGGGTACGAGTTGATGCGGCGTGCTGACTGGCGCGAACTGACCAAGCAGTACACCTTCTACACCGAGGCCATCAGCACCACGGGTACATGGACGACCTCGGCATATACCATTACCGGCATCCCCGATACCTCGCTCATCGACTCGACCTATCAGGTGCAGGGCGTTGGCATCCCAAATGCCACCTATGTGACGGGCGTGCTGTCTCCCTCGGCTGTCTCTATCAACTACGAGCCGACAGAGGCGCAGGTCGGTGGCGGTCTGGTGTTCCAGAAGGTCAAGTACGGCCTGCCCTCGGACTACTACAGCAGCGTCAACCGCACGCATTGGGACAAGAGTAAGCGTTGGGAGATGCTCGGCCCAGAGTCGCCGCAACAATGGGAATGGCTGCTCTCGGGCTACATCTCGACCGGCCCCCGTATCCGTTACCGCCTGCTCGGCAAATACTTCCAGATTTGGCCCGGAATGAACGCTGGCGAGTTGCTCGGCTTCGAGTATCGCAGCAACGCATGGGCAGAAAGCGTTGCGGGTGCTGCCAAGACTTCAATGACGGCAGACAACGACACCTGCATCTATCCCGACCGTGTGATGGTGCTGTCTACCAAACTCAAGTATTTCGAGGCAAAGGGCTTCGATACGACCGCCATCTTCCGCGACTACCTTGCTGAACTTGAGACGGCTGTTGCACAGGATACGGGTGCTGCCAACCTCTCGTTTGCCCCGCGTCCCGGCACGGTGCTTATCGGCTACGACAACATCCCTGACAGCGGCTACGGGTACGAGAACTGATGGCTGTTTCTCGTCGCCTCGTCCAACGCTCTGCGGCAAATGTCGCAAGCCTGCCGTCGCCCGTGGGCGGTTGGAACGCTCGGGATTCTCTCGCCAACATGGCACCCACGGATGCCGTGCAGTTGGACAACTACTTCCCCGGCGTATCCAATGTTGTCCTGCGCGGCGGCTATGTTAAGCACGCCACGGGGTTTCCCGACGATGTAGAAACCCTGATGACTTACAGCGGCGGCACCTCTGACCAGTTGTGGGCGGTGTCAGATGGCAAGTTCTACAACGCTACATCTGCGGGTGCTATTGGCGCGGCGGCGGTCAGCGGACTGACCAACTCCAAGTGGGAATACACCAATGTCACGACCGCAGGTGGCAACTACCTGTATGCCGCTAACGGTGTCAACACGCCGTATCTTTACAACGGCACCACATGGACAAGCATTACGGGAGCGTCTACGCCTGCCATCACGGGCGTTACGACCACTACGCTCAACTCTCCGACGCTCTTCAAGAACCGTGTGTGGTTCATCCAGAAGGACACGCTGAAGGCGTGGTACCTGCCGACCTCTAGCGTTGGCGGCGCGGCACAGGTTCTTGACCTGTCATCCATTGCGCGTTTGGGCGGCGTGTTGGTGTCGATGGCCTCGTGGACAATTGACGCTGGCTACGGCGTGGATGACAACCTTGTATTTGTCACCGACAAGGGCGAGGTCATTGTCTACCGTGGCACCGACCCCTCATCTGCGTCCACATGGGCGCTGATTGGCGTGTGGATTGTGGGTGCGCCTATCGGCACCCGCTCCCTGATGAAGTACGGCGGCGACCTTTTGGTGCTGACGCTCGACGGGTTGATTCCGATGGCCTCGGCGCTTCAGTCCTCGCGGCTCGACCCCAACATCGCGCTATCGGACAAGATACAGGGTGCGTTTGCGGCGGCTGCTGCGGCATATAGGGACAACTTCGGGTGGTGTATGTTGTACAACCCGAAGAACAACGCCCTAATCGTCAATGTCCCGGTGCGTGAAGGCGCACAAGAGCAGTTTGTGATGAACAACATCACGAAGGCGTGGTGCAGGTTTACAAACTGGAATGCTTTTCACTTTGGGCTTCTTGACGACACTCCGTACTTTGGCGCTGCAACTTTCGTGGCAAAGGCTTGGACAACGGGTAGCACCGGCTACATTGATGACACAAGCAACATAAACGGCAAGATTCTCCAAGCCTTTAACTACTTTGAGACTCGTGGCGTACAGAAGATTTTCACACGCGCACGGCCTAGCATTTTCAGCAACGGCACCCCGTCTGTGCGGGTTGGCATCAATGTCGATTTCAACATTTCAGACAATGTTGCCCCGATATCGTTTTCTACTCCGTTGACTGCCCTGTGGGACAGCGCGTTGTGGAACACGGCTGTGTGGGGTTCCGACCTTGAGATTCAGAACAACTGGCAGGGCGTTACCGGCGTTGGCTACTGCGGGTCAGTACAGTTTCAGAGCAGCAGCAACAAGTTAGCGATTCAATGGGCCTCAACTGATGTGGTGTATCAACTCGGATGGGCTGGCATATAACAAGCGGCCCCGAGGTGGGCGAATGGGTCTGTGGGCATACGGGCGGCGGGTATCACGCTGAACGCTCTAACGCCATTGGACTGCGTAAGGGAGAGGACATTGTCGGCGGCGTGGTTTACGAGAACTGGAACGGGCGTAGTGTGGTTTGCCACATCGCCATCTCTGACCGCTTAACCCCCGCTTACATTGCAGCCATGTTTGATTATCCTTTCAATGTCTGCGGGGTTGACAAAATCATCGCCCCCGTGGGCAGTAAAAACGCGAAAGCCATCAGGCTTGTGCGTAAAATGGGTTTCACCGAGGAAGCGCGTCTAAAGGATGCCGACACCGACGGTGATATTGTTTTCCTAACCATGACACGCGATGCGTGCCGTTTTTTGGGACACCGTTATGGGCAAAAAATCACCGAAGCCGCCTCCGGCACCTGACTACGCAGGCGCAGCGCAACAGCAGGGCATCGCCAACCTAGAGGCGGCGCGTCTTACTGCGCGGCTTTCTAACCCCAATGTCATTACCCCGCTTGGTGGTCAGCGCGTGACCTACGGGCGACCGCAATTCAACCGCGCTGCGTATGACGCGGCGATGGCTAACTATCGTGCGCGTAACCCGCAGGCACCTGCTACCGGCGCACCGCAAGGCGCACCCTCAACCGTTGGCGTTGGTGGCGGTGCTGCAATGCCCACAACGGGCGGCGGTGGCGTGCAGATGGGCGGTGGCGGTATGTATGGCGGCGGCGTTGACCTCGGCGTTACGCCGGAGCCTATGGCATCAAAGGCTGACGGTATGCCTGCTGCGCGGCGCGAGGCTCTGGGAATGGGCGATGACCTTGCATACACGCAGGGCGGTCGAACCGACTTCACCACGCTCCCTACCGGAGCGCAGGTTCCTACTGCCATGCTTATCGGCGGCGGTCGCTTTGATGCGTCCGGCATGGGGCCGGGACAGACGCAACGGTTTAATCAGGGCTACGGCGGCGGGGAGTACATGGGCGATGTGATGCCCACCCGCGAGATGTTCACCGAGATGGTGGACTTGGACACCCCGACGATTGAGCAGTACCTGACCCCCGAGGCACAGGCGACCCTAGAGGCGCAGCAGCGGGTGGAGCGTGCGTTGTCCGGCCTTGGCGAACAGGCCATCGGGCGCGTGCAAAATGTCTACGGCACGGATTTCACCCCGCAGGGGCTTCCGGCACAGCAGTTCCAATTTGGCGGTTATGGCAACCTGCCGACCCTTCCCGAGTTGCAGGGTCGCGCACGCTCTGATGTGTCGGCGCTGCCGGTTAACTTTGGCCCCACGGCAGGACAGTACGGCATGGCTGCGGGTGGCCCACAAGGGCTGAACTTGCAGGGTTTGGACACAAGCGGCATTAGCGGCGTGCAGACCGGCGCAGGCCAGTTTGGCACGGCGCAGGGTGGCCCCGCTGCCCCGACCCTTCAAGGGCAGTTGGACACCTCGCAACTTGCCGCGATGCCTGTAAACGCGGGTATGACGGCGCAGCAGGCCATCATGTCGCGCCTCGACCCGCAGTTGCAGCGCCAACGGGCGCAGTTGGAAACCCAACTTGCCAATCAGGGTTTGGTGCGTGGTGGCGAGGCGTTTAACGCCGCCATTGCCGAGCAGCAACAACAGGAAAACGACCTCCGAACACAGGCTGCGCTACAGGGCATTAGCCTTGATATGGCGGCTCGTCAGCAGGGGCTAGGCGAGGCACAGGCTCTGGGCGGCTTTGCCAACCAAGCGGCTTTGGCGGGGTTTGGCGCGGGTCAGCAGGCCACGGGCGCACAAAACGCTGCAATCGCCCAAAACGCTCAACTGGCGCTCCAATCGGGTCAGTTTGCCAACCAAGCGCAGGCGCAGCAGTTCGCGCAGCGGCTTGCGGCGGGTGAGTTTGGTCGAGACGCGCAGATGGCATCCTTCCAGACGGGACAGGCGGCGCAGGAAGCCGTTAACCGTGCCATCGCGCAGAACTTCCAACAGGGCTTGGGCGCGGCGGGTGCGTACAACGCTGCTGCCGGTCAGCAGTTTGGGCAGGAGATGGACATTGCTGGGCTGTATAACGCCTCGCTTGCCCAGAACCAACAGGCAGCGTTGCAACAGGCGCAGGCTCAAGCGGCGCTCCAAGCACAGGGCTTCAACCAAGCGCAGGCGGCGGCAAACTTCCAGAACGCCCAGCGTCAGGCAGCGTTGCAAGAGCAGTTGGCTTTGCGCCAGTTGCCGCTTAACGAGGTAGCAGCCATCATGGGCGGCGCACAGGTGCAGATGCCGCAGTTCCAAGCCTATCAGGGCGCAGAGGTGGGAGCGGCTCCCATCTTCGGAGCGCAACAAGCGGCGGGTAACTTCGCGCAGCAAAACTATGCTAACCAAACGGCTGCATATAACGCCAAGATGGGTATGTATGGAGACATTGCTGGTTCAATAGGAATGGCGGCAGGCGGTCGCAAATCTGACCGTCGGTTGAAATCCAACATTGTTCGCGTTGGCACTCACCCGCTCGGCATCGGCATTTACGAGTACGACATTTTTGACCGGCGAGAGCGCGGCGTAATGGCTGATGAGGTTGAGCAGGTCAAACCCGAGGCTGTGGCTATAGACCCAGCAGACGGTT